GAGTGGTCGTCATCCGCGGCAATAAGAATGCACGAGTCGTTGACTGACACTCGATGACCGCTGAGACCTCGTCTCCGTTGCCATCAAGGGTCGGTGCTGGCACCGCGCCCGTGGATGTTCTATCCGCTGCTAAGAGAGCAGTTAATTCTGTTGGAATAATAGCCATTGTAATTCCCTCTACCCTTGTGATATTCTCTTAGCTATGGCTTCCGAAAACGGTTCTGAAATTGTCGCACCCGAAAGAATAGCGCTCGAATGCGCTGATCTGAACGGACTTCGTTGAGAAGTCAGTATACTGATCTATTTCCATTGGTGTACGTACAAAGTGCCTCAATCCTGGGCAATCTGTTTGAATAAACCAGACGTTACCACCGCTGACGGTGTTCAAGTATTGGTTTACTCGATAACCCATTGGAATAGCATTAGTACTATAGATTGCTGATATGTCGTTGTTCGCAGTATTTACACGATATTGTGAACCAAGCAGCCTTTCCGCTATCCACTGATTACCACGGTTTACCATCAATTTTTGAGGCTTAATGCGGCATAAAATCCCCGCAGCGTCTCTGAATATCATGATTCCGTTAATAGCAGCTTCAATCGCAGCTTCAGTTAAATCAGTCGCCACGTTGAAAGTGTTATTGATAACACCACCATCGTATGGGTGACCTGTACCAGCAAACCCTGAACATGAGAATAGTGGTTGGCCATCTCCTAAAGGATACGCAGTATCGTAACCGTTGTTGAACAATGCAGCCCCAATCGTCTCTTTGGCAGCGTCCATTGAGGTCTTCAATGAGCGGTTTGCCATAGGGAAGTAGGTCTGATATAAGTTATCTTCCAAACATTCACGGGTCATAACATAGCCGATACTAATTGACCTGTTATAATATACAGTGGTCGAACGTTGGCCCAGGTTATTATCAAACGCTAGAGACGTACCTTCCGCCTTTAACTGCGCAATAGACAGTAAGCGAATTTCTTGTACGACTTCTTGTGCTTTATCGGACTGGAAAACGGTATAGCTTTCTGTCCATTGAGCGGGATATTGGTTATAATTCGCGCCTTGGATTTCGGCCAAGCCGGGAACCAATAGTTGTGGGATATCTGCTAATGCAACTGGCATGTCTTCTCTCCTTGATTAAATTCTGGGTTTAAATCCTTTAAACCGATGCAACTCCGGCTTTGTAATAGTGATTGTTGATAAGGCACTCGACGTTGTTATACGGCAAACCCGATACATTTGTGCCGTCGCTTGTTGGCACAAAACGTAAAATTTTCATCTGTAGTGTTGAGCCTGTATTGATGGTCGATTGATTTATATACCAACCGGATAATTTTGAATAAGTGTCACCGGCACCGGCTGCTAAACTAATATTTCGCAGTAAATCCTGGGTTAAAATGGTATTTGTATTACCGGCTACTTGCATGTTAAAAACAAGCATTGGATCGTCTGCTATGAAGGCAACAGCGTCTAATCCACCTTGAGTGACAGTGCCGCTAATCCATCGGTCAGAAAAAACAACTTCTCCGGTATTAGCATCTACCCATTGGAAGCCCACAAATGCACCAAGCACAACGTTACCGTCGCCTGCTATGGCGATTTTAACTTTACCGGTATGAGCTGGGTCTGGTGTGGCAGGATCGTATTTGAATAAATTTGCAGCATAGCCTGAAGGCAGTAAATACGGGGTTTTTTGGTCATTCCACGCAGCGCCATTTTGGTAGCGAACAGGCATTAATCCCCAGGGCTTGTTAGTTCCATAACTCATTTCAGTCTCTCCGTGACGAATTCACAAAATATTATTAATCTTTTGCGCGATTCGCGGTGTGAAGCATCCTGCTTCTAGACCGAATGTAGGTACGGTTCCCCTTCAAATATGGGCGTTACACACACCCATATCTTAAATGTAGCTAACTATTTTAAAATTGCAAATCAATTAAAAGTTCTACCTGCTTTGTTATGACTAAATGACATTGAGTTTTCTCTATTGACTAGAGGAACTGGGTTATTGGAATTTAGTTTTTCCATAGCGGTAACACCTTTCATCGCTTCAAAATTATCTTCTTGGCTCCGTTTGGTTGCTATTTCATGATATTTAATATGGCGCTCAAGTAAGATGCTGCCTTTAATGCGGATGAAATCGTCATCTCGTTCGCTTCCATCCACAAATAAATGTCTCACTTCAGGATGACGAGAACGCGGGACTGGTGTCCAACCTAAGCGTCGTCTTGAGATTAAAGCGGCTGTATCGGTTTGACCCGCTACCGTTTCTCTCGCCCAGCAATACACCATATCATCGGGTTTGTAGGTTAAATCGATATACAAATCATTCTGATAATCCATGTTTAGATTTTTCATGATTTGGTCTTCAGTCAAATCATAATTATCAAATCGATTATTAACGACACCCTCTATACTATCCATTCCTCTTGAGTCTTCAAATCTGTCAGCTTTCCGTGCCATTGTCTTTCTCCTTAATTGCTTCTAACGATTAATCGATTGTTTTTCTTCATGGTCTCTGCAAGCTTTTTGTTTTTAAACCATTGCTCGTCAGTCCAACCATGGGCTCTCGCCATGTCTTGTTCTGCTCTGGTCATCACGAGTCTTTCCCGTTGACCCGATTGTGGAGACCCACTTCTGCTAACGCCTGCAACAGGTGCTTTTGGTCGATTCATAACTAACCCTCCTTGGGTAGATTGTCTTTGTGTCACTGGTTGTAAATGTCTGCTCATATAACGGTCTAAATCATCAAAATATTCATAAGACCCAATCCGGTCTTGTTTGCCATTGCGTGCGTATTGTCTGTCTAGATATTGAGCATACGAAAAGGCTTTTTGATGTAAATCTGGATCGTAGTCGTCTGAGTTTTCATCAAACCATTGGTTTTCAGAAACCCATTCGCGCGCTTCAGGCGTTGCCTCAACTTCATCCTCAACAGCTTGATGCTGAGCAGATGGGCGCTGCTTTTGACGTTCCTCCTGATATTGACGGTCTTCCTCCGCTAACTTTTGCTGCATCTTGAACGCGTCTAATTGACGTTTGTCTGCATAGGCTGCGGCCAATGCTGCTTGCGCATTGACTTGCGCATCAATGTCTCCGTCTTCAATGGCTTTTCTCTGCAATTGTTGAGCATGCAAAATACTGCTATCAATCATGCTTTCTTGAGAACTAATCACCGATTTGTTTTGACTTTCACTCAATCGCTTAAGTCTGTCGTTTTCTTCCCGAAGTTTTGTGAGCGCTTCTTCAGCCTTAGCCCGCTCGCGCGCTTCCGTATGATACTTGCGCGATAAATCATTGATTCGAGTCTTAGCAGGCACTCTTGGTTTACGGGGCTTTTGACGTTCATCCTCTACCTGCTCGTCAAGATGTTCTTCTGGCGCTTCTGTTTCCTCGTCCTCTAAAACTATCTCAGGAGAAGGTTCAGAAACCACTTGATCGTCTTCATAAACAATCTCGGGCTCGTTTTGAATGGCATCTAGGATATTTGGGTCTATTTCGTTGTCAATCATGATTGAGTTCCTTACTTAAATTCTCGGCTGACGAATGACGGATTTTCAATCGGGGAATAAATCTTGGTATCCCGTATCATCATCAAAGGCACACCACGATAATTAATCATTTGGCCTTCATGACGGGGAAGAACAACAAAATCTCCCACTCTGCACCAAGGACGATAAATAGAAGGTTCCATCCATCGACCAAAGAAAAACCGACAAATTCTAGAAAGAATGGGTTCTTTGAAATGTTCGCCTTGATAGCACCAAGGCCCTTGTGAAACGACTAATCCGGTGGGATTACGATATTTATCTTCATCCGCTGCCGCATTAATAATGACTGATTTTTTACCATCCATAGTTCTGGCAAACTTTTCTTCATGAATGGCAATTGCCATGTAAAAACCAGCCATGGGAGGGGGTTCAAACCCTAATGCCTCTACAATTCTTTTCTTGGCAATCTTTACCTCATGTTTTTGCACCCAGCCAAGAGAATCACTTTTAGTGGCGTCAAACTTTTCAAAAAGTGTTTTTTGCTCTTCCTCTTCGGCAGCCCAGGTTTCAGCTCTCTCTTTTAATTTCTGAATCTCTATGGGCGGTTCAATAACATTGACTGCCTCTTGAGTGACAGTTTGTGCTACCTCTTCCGCTTTCTGATACCCTGGCGGTAACATAATCCCTGGTCTATTCACCACGTCAATAAGTGGTTTTCTCTCTGTCCCCATCTTCATCCCTCCTTGAATATATGGTTCTAGTTTCAAAAAATTGCGCAAACAGTTCCTTTAGAAGCTCAATATCATCGCGGTGGGCATTTATTTTGCCGGTCAACGCTTTGTAATCTTCCATGCTTCCAATTGAACCTGAAGCCACCAAATCCTTAGCAGCTTCAATTTTTTCATTTATCCGAGCAACGGCTACAGATAAAAATGAATCGATGTACACTTAGTCTTTAGTCATGCCTTTGCGTACTTTAGCAGCACCACCCAGGGCCATTTTCTTTTTGCCCACTTTGCCACCTTTCTTCAAATACATGCCTTTAGAAGCATCAAACGGTTGTTTTGGTGCTTTGGTAGAGCTGTTTGAAGATGGTTTCTTGGCACCTTGTAAAGACTTACTATCAGAGATAGGCTTCTTCATATCTTTTTCATATTTGGACATTGGTTTTTCCTCTTCCTTAAGTTTTAACGACCAATCTAACAATACGTCCCTTTAGACGCATCATACGGTTGGGATTGCTTTGCTTTAACACTTTTATTAACCTTGGGCTTAGTAGCACCTGCCAATTTAGGTGATTTTTTCTTAGAGCCTATCATTGGGTGAGTGCCTGCTCTAATCGGTGCTGGAATTTTTCCCTTTACCGCACCACCTGTTTTCATTTTGTCGGCTTTTTTAGGTAAAAATCCGCTTTTTTTATTGATTAATGGCCCTAATTTTTCTTTCTTTTGTTTTAGCTCCCCTGGAATATGTAATTCAGAGCCTTTCACTGAACCACCTTTCTTGTAGGGGCGCATTTTTAAAAATTGTGGCGCACTTGCCGATGGATAACTGCCCGTTAAGGGTTGGTCTGTATCCCCTTTCAATAATTTTTTAGCAGATTCCCGCATCATGTCTTTTTTACCAACGTAACCAGCTGGGTGTTTATTGACTGTCATTTTTTCGTTCCTTGTCTTTCCTAATTTTCATGGTTTCAGCATGCTTATGCATGGCCTCATCGTGTTTCATGTCAGCAATTTCTAAGTCTTTTTCGTTCTTTTCCTCTGCCATTTCTACCTGCGCTCGCAATTTTGCCATCTCAGCTTCAAACTGTAATCCGGCTTTTGCAGACTCTGCTTCCACTTTCAATTTAGCTTCTTCATTCTTTAGTTTAGCTGCTCTATCGCGTTGTTCAATGTCAAGCATCAACACTTGTTGTGGACTTGGCTCTTGATTTGATTGTTTTTGTGCTGCTAATTGTTTAGAAGCTTCAGCGGCCATTTGTGCAATTTGATTTTCTAATTGTTCGTTGCCCACAATTTGTTCTAATGGTGGTAATTGAACACCCATGATTTGCTGCATTTCTATTAAATAATCGTAAGCAAAATGGGTTTGAATATGGTCTTGCATGTCAGGTTTTTCAGCACAAGGTGAGGATGTATGGCTCAAGATATGTGCTTTATGGTCTTGATACATACCCACCCGGATAGGCTTGTTCTGCATGCAATTCATATTCTCTGTGATAGGGTCTAGTGGTCTTGCCTCTTTTTCTGGGATTAATATTTTGTCAATCTCCTGCACATTAAGTGCGGTATAAACACGACGTAAGACTTCCCGCATGTCATGAAACTGTGGGAATTCTTTGGCAATTTGTAATTGCCCATAGGCTTTCAATGTCCGCTGAGTATTAGTGTCAATGTCGGCGTCTGACACAGGCACAATACGTACGGAATCGTCGAAATCTTCTTTGCTAATGGTGACCGTTTCGCCTTTGAGTTTAAAGGTATACGGTTCATCGGTCATATGATTGCGGAAGCAGTCATAGATAAGCTGTAATTCTTGTGAAAAGGTATGATGTAGACAGCGCATGACTGAGGATTGAACAATCGTTGCTTTCTCAAGTAGCGCCAATATAGTGCCCATGGCGGCTTCAGTATGCTTGTCTGAAATTTGCGTTTCAGCAACCCCCGCAGGTGCTCTTGATTCATCTCTTAATTGCTGTCTAAGAGCCATTAAGGTTGGGTCTGCACCCTTATAGGGCAGAGGCATGATCGCATCTTGAATTCTAACCGCACCCCCCGATTCAATATCATGAGCCTCGCCAGGCCCAATCAATTTATCGTTTTGCTCCATCTTCAATCCCTTAATCTTTACGAAAGCGGGGAAGTTAGAAAAGGTACCGGAATCTATGGCCTGTCGCAAAATAGAGGTCAAAGCAATTGAATTAGAACCCAGCATTTGCAGGATGCCGTAGCCATAAAGACCAAAGCCTGGAAGGTATTTAGAATGGGTGAAACATTCTTTGCGTTTATAGGTTTCGTCGCCTTCCTCCCAGTTCCTGACAATGCTCACCACTTGGCGACTTAGGACATCCAATGTGACCTTATAGGGACACGGGAAATCCTCGTCATTGACTTTAGAGGGGCCTTTAATGCCCTTAATATAGCGGGTGGTATGGGTTTCGTAATAATCAAATAAATTCTTGTTCTCAATTTGGTCTTTGGAGACGCCGTCAATTCGATTAATAACTGTATTGACGGAACCATCGGGTGTCACATCATCGTTGATTTGTCTTAAGGGGACATCTAAAAATTCACCTGCTTTTTGTTTTAAAAGGATTGTCTGACGGTCCAATTCTAATCGGTGGGTAATGCGGTTTGAGGATAAAACGTCGGTACAATTATTATCGATATAGATATCTTCTGGGGCAATCGTTCGAGACATGGGGCGACGCAAAATAGGGTCTTGCCATATCTTCTTAAAGCCATTCCCCATAAACGCCGTGTATAAGAAATGCACATCACAATCAGGGTAATATGATTTATCAACGACCGTTAGATAATCGTTCATCATCTTTTTAATCTTGGCGGCTTTTTGATTTAATATTTCTGTTTCTTCACCTAAAACGACAGCATTCACCGGGCCTGTTGCGGGTAATAGCTCAGCTCTTATGATTCCCCAGGCGCTATAAAGACTAGAGGAAAGAGTGGTGTCATAGGCAGCACACGCATTCATAAAGGGCACAGAGCGGAATTCCTCTACTGTAAAGCCTAGGTGTTTAATGCCTGTGGCGGTTGTCTTATCCCATGGGGCGCGACTGCGCTTATCGCTCTCGATTTCGTCCAAAAGCTCTTCTGCAAGGGCAGCAAGAGTGCCAGCGTCTAAATCTTCAGCTAGATTGCGGTAGAAATCATAATTGTATGATTCCTCTTTTTCAGCATCATTATTGATAATCTCAAATATCTTTGAACCATTCTCATCTTCGCCAATCTGATTAATGGCCTCTGAATTATCTAGCTCAAAGTTATCTGGTTCCAATTCTTCCATGAATGGGTAACTCATAAACTTCCAAATTTATGTTCAACATATTCAGTCTAGTTAATATATTTTTTTATTCCAGTATTTCGAGGAATCGGGCCGTTGTTCATCGTCTGGGTTTCTTAACCATCCGCCCATTAACCTTAAAAGCACCTGCACCATAGAGTCGGTATAGTCTCTTTCTGCCGGGAAACTCACGCAGGATTCTACGAACTCAGCGGCAGTCCCCAGAAGGGCTGTAAAAAATGGGGGTTTTGCAGCCACCCACACACGACCGGATTCTAATAAATGAGAGACGACATGTACGCGAGCGGTCTTATCTCCATATTTATCTGGATTAAATCCAAAGGCAGGAATCCCTGCGGCACTGAAATCTTGTAACAAGGAAATCCCAGAGGATTTTGATTCAACCAGGACATAATCAGATTTATGATGCCCATCTGGTTTAATGTCGTGATAGCCATCATCTCGATAGTCATAGTAAAGTTTTTTAGCGATTGCTCTAAGCTCTGGATACCCAATTCTGCCTCTATAAGCACTGAGTAAGATAATATTTAGATGGTCTTTAATATCATAAAAAAGGCCCCACGTGGTGCACGCCGAGTAGCAAGCGGATTTATTTTCAGAAAGGGCCGTATCCCAAGATTGAATGACCTGAATGATTTCTGGAAGCGTTTCTTCTTTCCACCAGCGAAACCAACTTCTTCGTATTAAATCCCCTTCAGCAGCCGTTGGGCGTTGTTGTAATTGGCCTGCAATACGGGTAGGTGTACGTAAATCATTCTTTAGCATCTTGACGGCATTTTCGTTCATATGTTGTGGCCAAAGCAGTTCACCTTCATAGGTTCTGGGGTCTTCCCAGACTTTGCCATTGGTAGAAGGTAAAACAATGGTTTTGGCTCTTCTATCCATTTCAAATTCCATTTGCAGGATTAATTTCACCCACAAATTAAATTCGTCATTCGCTAGGATATGACCTGAAATATCATCTTTGGCCACTCGTTGTTGCATAACGATTCTGACTGTGCGTTTCGGATCATTTCCTCTGGTAGACCAGGTTCCATCAAACCATTCTATGCTTTCTCTTTTGCGCGCTTCAGATTCGACATGCTGCACATTATTTGGATCATCTGATATTAAAAATGTTCCACCTCTTCCTACGGTGGTTCCATTTGTGCTGGTAGAGATATAAGCCCCTTTTTTATCAGTCGCAAAATTAGCCTTTTCTCTTTGGTCTTTTGCCAGTTGATAAACATGACCCCACCGTTCCTGATACCATGGGCTTTGGATTAAATCTTTGCAACGGCGGGAGGCGTCTCTAGACAAATCAGCAGAGTATGAAGAAGTTAAAAATCTTTCGTGAGGGGCGTGAATAAATACCCAAGCTGGAAACATAACTAGTGTTATAGTTGTTTTTGTGCAGCGGGGAGGCATGTTTATAAGAAGTCTTAGAAAATCTCTTCTAAATGTAGCTTGCAGATGCTCACAAACGTCTTTAATATGCCAGCCATCGGTATAAGGTGTATTACCCTCTACCACATGCCATGCCTGCTTTACGAACTCATAAAACGAATTCTCAGCCGCATAGATAGAGGCAAGATAGTCAAACTCATTCCTATATGTTTCGTATACTTGTGAAGCTGCCATCCGTGGAAGCCCTGATAGTCTTTAGGTAATAGATTCTAGCTTTCTTTCTATTTCAGTAAGTGAATTATTCATAATAAGTGTTTTAAACCCAAATGCTTTAGCTTTCCAAAAAGCACCAATTTCCGTTTCTATAGCGCCATGAAGCGCAATTAAAATAGGAATGCAAAGCTCTTCATCTATGTGATTATTGGATATCATGAATAAGCTTTTATTAGGGAGCTTTACTTTACGTATGATTCTTTTGTAAACCAATAGAATGCGTTCACCAAAGTCATAGGCATTGTAAGGCACGAAATATTCGTGTGGACGTTCTAAACAATACTCTGTGACTTCTTTTAACGGGTGCAATGCATGGAGTATTTCACGTGCGTCTTCTGCAACTGTTTTCTTGGGCTTAGGCTTCTTCTTAGCCTCAACCTTCACCTTCACTTTAACCTTCGGCTTATCCTTTGCCTTTTTGCTATCCATAGCTTTATGTCCCCCTCAAAGACCAATGATGAATAATATTAAGATAAGCAGATAAACTTAAGATTTGCAAATTTTAGATAGTAATGTGCGCAACTACGATTTCCCTTCCTATACTCAAAATATAGCGACCGACCTAGTTGACAACACGGCCCGGGGAAGCTATCTTGATAATTACTTTTTCATAAATATATTAGGACATTTTATGAATCGATATATTTTGGTCGCAAGGGACACGGAAGATAAAGTTATTCTTTTCCATGGCGATCACATCCAAACCCTCATAGAACAATCTAAAAAACACGCTGGTCGTTATTATTTATCCACTCGATTTTATATATTGGAGATTGAAAATGAAGCTAGGCTCACCTGAATTTCACAAGTTGCAGGAATGTAAGGTAAGGTTAGATCCTGATATGTGGAAAGAAATTAAAAGAATAGCTAAACAAGTTGACGGCGATAAATACGAACAAAGTGCGTCACGCGTTGTTAAACGCTGCGTTGAATACTGTTTTAGACAGGGAATAGTTACTAAATTGGCTAATATGAAGGAATGGGTATGAGTAATGATTTTACGCCTGAAGAACGCTTTAGAGTAGGGTTTGTTATTGTTTTGGGGATATTTTTTATTTATTTGGCATATTGTATTTTCTGCTTTTTTTCCAACTCATCAAGAATAGTAGATGAATTAAAAACCATCAACAAACATCTCCAAGTAATTTCAGAAAATGAAGAGGGCTAGAAGTGAATAGGGTTATTATAAATAAAAAAGACGTTGGTCTTTGTTATTATCTTTCAGAACAAGCGCTAGAGATGCTTGGGCTAGAGATGCGACTTGGTGATTACGATGAAGAAGATATAAAAATACCGCGCCATTCTGAAAAATTAATAAATATGATGGAGACCCTAGGAACAGATTTCACTCGATATGAATATATAGGCTGGTTTGATATCGTTGAAATAAAAGGAAACAAATATAAAATAATTGGTCATGTAGGATGCGGTTGTTGTTGTGAGCCGCACGAAGAAGTTGTTACCCCCGAAGATGAAGACTGGATTGAAATTGAATAGGGAATAAGATAATGAAACCAGGTATTGATAAAATCGCAGATGTTGCCAATATGGCTGATTATTTTGTAAAACAAAATATTTGGCCGTCTAGTAATCGTATAGATAAGTTATTTGGTAAGCTTGATAGTTTTGGTGCCTATACCAGACGTGAATTAAGAATGTGGAAGAATGAAATCGGACTAAGATGTATTGATAGACGCGGTTTCAGGTTCAAGGTTGATAAAAAACAGTGTGGTAAAGATTGTGGTGATTACCGGATTACATACTGCGACAAGATACTCTGTCCTATTCATTATACTGTTAAGGACGTGTCATGATTAAAATATGTTTAGATTGCGATTACAAAAAAGAACTTACGGAACTAAAAAAGCTAATTGAGATAATGCATTCTGATATATTTCATTGGAGAGATGCCGCCGTAGATATTATTAAAGAGAATTTATCAGATGCAGAAAAGGAAGCTGCATTAGGGTGTGGGCTATCACATGAGCAATGGGCTTTTAATAAAGTAAGTGCCCGTTCCATGGAAAATTTAGCCCAAAAGGATAAATCATGAACAAACTAGGCTATGCCCTTCTCCTATGCGCACTATGCATTACTTCTTTTTTCCTTGGTGAAAGCTGTTGTCATAAGCGATTACAAACAAAGATAGAGTTAGCCAAGGCTAATCTGGAAAAAGCCAAGATATTGGTAAAAGGTTTGGAAGAAATAACGGAACATAAACTTAGGCACACAAGGAAGAAGCAGCCATGAAGATAGACCATCTATTGCAGAATCTTATAGTGAGTAACCTTATTGCTTTATCTGTGATTGCAGTATGTTTTACTTATTTATTTTACAATCAAGGGGTGTGAGATGACAATATCATTGAAAGAGGATATATCATGACTAATACAGACTTACTTTTACTTTTGTTAGCCTTTATAGGTTTTGGGCTTGGGTTTTGTAGTTGCGGATTAATTTTTTATTTTAAGCTTAAGCGGTATTTGGTTGACCTTACAGTAATGCATGTTGAAACCATAGCGAAGTTAATATGCATTCTGACCAAGGAAAAGATTGAAGTAAGTTTTGAAAACAAAGCTGAGGAAACAACCTAATATGATCACAACCATACCAGAGCATCTTGCAGAGATAAGTAGTAATATTTATGAGATAAAATTGATATGCTATGCTGTCGTAGGCTTCTCTCTTGGATGGATTATTTCAAAAATTATGCGGGGTTAATATGTCGATTGAAGATGAAAACATACCAAAGGCTTGGGAAGAGCTTAGAGAGAAGCTTAATGCCGATATACTAAAAAATGCTGACCATAAAACACATATTAAGGAGCATATGGATACTCATGATAAATTATTAGATAAAATTGACCGTCATATGGTAAATAGAATGTTTGATACCGTACATTTATTAGGCGAAGAAGTTAAACTTCTCCATAAACGTCTCCTTTGGGCTGAGGCATGTTCTTTTACTTCAATCGGTATTCTTATTATGCATTTTGTTTTTAAGTGGATTTAGGTGAGATTATGAATTGTAAATGCTCAAACATACTGGACCCCGAGGAATTAGAGCGCAATGCAAATGAAATCCAGGAAAGAATGCTCAGAGAACAGCAAAGGGGTTATTTTGATAATCTAGATGAATTAAGGTGTGATTTAAAGGGTGTCAGAATAAAACAAGTTATACAGGAACAAATTTATTATATGCACAAAAGACTTGTTTGGGTCGAGGCAGCATGTATTGTTACTGTGGGGCTACTTATAGGGCATATTGTTTTCAAATGGTTTTAGGGACAATAAAATGACTAAAACAAATTGGTTAAAAATAGCATGTTGGGTCGATACAATAATTTACATTGCAGCTGGAACAATTTTATCAAAAGGAACATATGGCTCTATTTTATTGCAAGAAATGTCTAATATAGAATTTCATCTTTATACTGCTTCTTTTGTTATCATAATTATTTTGTACATAAGATATTGCTTAAATGCTTGTTATGACAGGCTAGACCGCATAAATTGGAAGGCTTATAACGAATCGAAAGGGATACAAGTAGATGACTAATATCATAGACCTCACTGAAAAACGCAAAGAAAAGCTATTAGCCAAGATAGACGCAGTAATGTGGCGATCCTCTTTCGCGCCCTACTTTACATACGAAGACTATCAAAGCCTAATGTCGGCCAGAGCTTATGTTTTAATGAACCACTTACCCATGGCTGATATGCTTATTAATGAGGTTGTAAAGCGAATTGAAGAATCAAAAAAACAGCCTGTCGAGGTACTGATAAACAACAGGTTTTTTAACATTGAATCACAGGTTGAGGATGATAATGAGTAACGTTATAGACCTAACCGAAAAACGAAAAGATAAGCTAATGGATAGATTAAAGATATTAGTTCATGATCTATTCTTATCATGCGATGATTATGAATACCTTGTTTCTGCAAGGCATCATATTTTAGATAACCATTTACCGATTGCCCAGGTAATGATTGAACAGTTGGAAAAAAAAGTAGTTGAGCTAAAAAAGCATCCCTACGTATCTATAATCGACAGATTTATGAACATTCAGTCACAGGAAGATAATAAATGGATGACTAGGAAGTGATCAAGACCAAGAAGCCCACCAAAGCAGATTTAAAGGACAAGATTAAGGAATTAAGAGCACGTCAGTATATTGGTTCAAATAGTTTGAATATACTATTGCTTGCAGAAGCATATCTTGAATCTGGCTGCTTAAAATCAGCAGAAAAAGAGATTAAGTATGTTAGCAATGTTTTGAATGTGCTTGACAGGAAACTGGATAAACTAAAGGAAAGTGAGGGGAAAGGAAATGGGTAGACCTTATATTAGGAATGGCGACGACTTACACGGTGATATTGTCAAGATAGGTAAACGAATAAAAAAGTATAGGCTAAAAAGTAATATGACACAGAGAGATTTATCTAAAATTATTGGATACGATCACACCGCCTTATCTCTTTTTGAAAGCGGTAATCGCTGCCCTTCTCTCAGCACCATTAAAAAGATAGCGGACGCATTAAGCATTCCAGTTGAAGAGCTTACAGATTCAGAGCAAAATGCGCTAGACATTCAGAATCAATTAAACGAAAAGCTTAAGTCGTTGGACTCCTATATAATTTCAGCTCAGACAGTCATTACAGAGATACTAGAGCATCTCAAGTATTTAAGAAGAATAAGGCTTATCACCTTAAAGGATGTTGCAAAAGAATTAGGGTGTACAACGGGGTTAATATGGCAATTAGAAAACAAATATCATGATACCGCCAGTCTTGAAATGTTAATTAATTTCTCCAAAAGGGTTGTTGGGAGTCTCCCAGAGTTTATTAGTCATCAATTGCGCACTATACAACAAGGAACAAAATAATGAGAAAACTAGCCAATAAATGGAAGAAAACCAATATACCTGAGATATGCAAGAAGCTTAGGAAATACAGACTACAGAAAGAGATGACTCAGGCTGAATTAGAATATTACAGTGGCGTAGGGCAAAATCTTATATCTATGTATGAGTGCGGAAAATTAGTGCCGCGTATTCACACTGTCCGTAAACTATTTAAAGCATTAGAGGTATCTGACAAAGAACCCTATGGTAAAATAAAGAACCTGTCAGAGATAAGAAAAGTAGTTAAAGAAAGATTTAAACGTTTAGAAAATGCCAATAAAGTTATAACAAACAATTTTAATCGTTCTAAGGACGATATATCTGAGCTTTATAAACAGATAAGGTATTTTAATAGGTTGGGGCTTTTTACCATGAATGAACTCGCTAAAGAGGTTGGGATACTATCGCCCTATATTCTAAACTATAGCCGCAGAATAAATAAATTTAAGGTAGAGACAGTATTAAAGGCACCATTATTGTTTGAGGAAATATACAAGTTTATTAATAGACGATTACGTGAAATTGAGAAATAAGGGGTAACCAATGACTAGAGATGAAGAGATTAGAGTCTGTATCGAAGATGCCATAAAAAAATATGGTAGGAAGATTGCGTCAGATTTTCTGGGACATGTAGAAAAATTTATGAGTGATAGTTCTTCAAGCGGCATTGATACGGTATGCAGCATGACTAATATAAAACCTGAAGAGATAACGCCTGAACATGTAACATTCTTAGGCTATCAGCTATTAGCATTAGCCCAAGTGGTCTTGGATAAGGTGAAAGAAAATGAAAGCGGGAAAGTTGGGTTTAGGATTAATGTTAATGAAGGAAAAGGGGTTGTTCACTGATGAAGATTATCTCTCCATGCTTGCATGCTCTTTATAGCTTCCTCTAGTGATTCATCAGTTAACATATCAGACGCGTTGAAGTCTTTAGCATCTTCTAGATTAATCTTGATGCCATTTCGTAGAAAGAACGAATCATTCATACTTCTTTTTTTTGAACACGCTGTTTTAATTCATGAAAACTGCCATCCTTTTCTATTACCCATTTACCTTCTTCGTATATATGGCCCTCTAACTGCATTAGTCTATGTATCTTTCTATGGCAATGTTTGGCCAGGACTTTTCTAAATCCTTTACTATAGTTCATTCCGAACGCAATACAAAAATTCCAAATACAATTACCAACAGACCAGCAAAATACAAACTGTATCGCAGTTATATTTGATATGTGCTCAATAATATTTTCAAACATTTTCAGGCTCCTCAGAGACGGTAACATAAGTTGTAGAGTCCATAATCCCATATACGCTACAAGAATGGTCACCCTCATTCCAATTCACTGTTGAGGGTATTGGTCGTTTACCTTCCGTCAGCCTACCCTCTTCCTGAAGCTTTCTGCCAGCCTCTTGCATCTCAATAACTTTAGATGGTTTCCAGCCATAGATTTGCAGATAAAGTCGCCGCTCATCAAAAGATAGTCGACGGGATAGCCACCATTCCTTAACGCCATACTTTGATAACATGCGCAAGGATGAAATATGAATATAAAAGTTAGTTTCTTTATATGATATACAAATATATGACCAGACACCTTTGATGCCCCATTTCATAAAAACGCGCCATACTTTTTTAAGTAGTGATGGTTCACGATACATTAGGATTCAGCCTTATCATTATTTTGAATTGAAAGAAGATAAAGCTCTCTGGATTGTAGGTACAATTCACTTACTTGAGCCTGCAATCTATCGCAGGCTTCCTTGAGGCCATCAATTCGCGTAATCTGACAGAAGTGATCAAACTGGGCAACCAAGCTAGAACAATTATTCCGTATACTTTCTACTAAACATTTTTCAATGGTGTTCATGATTAGTCCTCCTTGTTACATTTTAAACTTAGCTACCTTCTCGTCATCTGACGGTATGCCCTCAAACAGTGGCAAACCAAGTTCGCCCTCACCTTCGATATACCCTACAGTATACCAAATTCCACCTTCCATTTCACAGATTAAAGCTCTATGACCATCTTGTGAAAGAAGCGAATATCGGTTGAACTTTAAGTAAGTCTTATAAACCGGATGCTCTTCACGCTCTGCATATCTTCTTACACATGGGTCTGATAGTAACTGTTGCAATGTATGGAATTCAAATTCACAGCCATTGGGAATCACGTGGGGTCGTTTACTTGGGATAAATTTCATTAGGTCAACTCCTATCGACATGTCTATATCTGATATCTGTAAATTTAGTACGCAGTCTATCAGCTTTCTGAGATTTATCAAGAATAAATTCGGCGATGGAGTAGTCGATTTCGCATTCGTTATCAGCGTCCTCTTCTTCGCTATCCAACATCTTATTTTCACGCTTGAATTTATCTAGCTTTTTATAAACAGTAGATAGGTATTCATTTAATATTATTATTAAATCACATAACTCGTCTTCAGTGAGTGTTAAGTTAAATGATTCTTCTTCAGTATTCTGGCTGTCCACCATCAAATCATGTTCAGTCATGAGACACTCCGTCACTATCGTGATTATAGATTTCTCTGGCGTCTAAAAACAGCTTTTTCAGCTCACGGGCCTCTAGGTGCTTACCATGCAGAAAATTCGTGATTGCCTCGGTTAGGTGCGTGTTAGTTCCAGTGTCAGACATCTTTTCTTCTATCATGTAGAGGTATTCGTCAAAAATTTTAAAGATATGCGCGCGTTGTTCTGGGGTCATTTCAACTGTGTACGATTTTTGCATTGTTAATTTACCTCCATGCGATATTCAAATCTTAAGTTCACATCATACGGTACAGGCACGACAACAAAAGGCGATGATTCGTTAGGCTTCAATACTGAATCATAGGTATAAGCAGTGTATTGTGCACGATATGGTACACCTAGGATACGTTTAATATACCTTTCATATTTAGTGAGCTTCATTATTAATCATCTTTAACCGCATCTTGTAGGTGAATTCCCAGCATGCTTGCCTTAACTGCCTTCTCAATCAGTAAATCTGCGATAGCTTCCTCTAAGTAGTCGCTATACTCAATCGCACCCAAAGAGGCGATGCTCTTAGGTCTGCGGGCATCTACCATAGACTCGTATTCAGATAGTATTAGACATAAGTCTTCCATCTGCTCAGTCGTTAGCTGGACGTTGATTACCTCAGCCATTGATTATTCCTCAAGATGTTTGTCAGAAAATATCTCTCTTAAAGATTGTGATATCTCTATTTTATCATGCAGAAAATTACCTACCTTTAAGTCTATCAGATGATGATAGCCACCTGATTCTTTCATGTAAGATGAACGTCTATCATTAATGACCGACTCGTATTCGTATAGTATACTAATTATATTCTCTAACTGTTCGTTTGATAATAAAACTTTCTTCACATCCTTCCCCTTACCACTATACGACCATCTTTCTGAAGCTTTTTAGCTTCTTTCTTCATCTGGAAGAATTTGCTTGGTGTCCAGCCATGACCATTGATGTATAGACCTTTTTCTGCTTTTGACATTCTTAATAAATAATACGTTTCAATCACCTTGTACTTTATAAATGCAAAAGTGAATAATACTCTATTCTTTAAAGGGTATTCACAATTAGTGATGTATCTTAGAGGTATCCGAAAACAATTCTTAAAATAATCGATATGCCATTTAAAGTTAATCTCTTTCACAGGCTTAGGGTCTGCCAGCATCCACATATCCCAGCAGCTTTCTATGGCTTCCATGGTTTCATCATCTACAACAGTATTTTCTTCATCCTTAAATAGATGATTTATATGTGAACCTTTAAGGTAGAACGGCCTAATCAAATGCGGTGGGAAGTTACTTTTTATGTCATGAATGGTCATTTAATCCTCCTTGGTTTTGTTCTTGATTTGGCTGCTCTGGTTTTGTTTTTGGTTGGTATGTAATACAATCTAAAAATTCCAAAAACTTTTCTACATCAAAGTCATCTGGGCATTCACGGATTTTCCAAATATCGCAAATACAGCCAATATCGTTATCACTCACTTAATCCTCCTTGGTTTAATTTAAATACAGCTCTATTTTACATCCTCATTCTTAGATATTGGTACTACATTACTAGATTTAAAATAGAAATTTAAAAATTCGTCTATGAGGGAAGAGATTGCGTATTGTGAGATTTTCTTAAGTTCTTTTATTTGCTCCCTATCAGGTACATAACCTTTTTCTAAGCGTGGTCTCGTATATGCTACTACATACAGGTCAATCGGAAATTGAGAGCTAATCAACCATGAGAGCGCCTTTACATCATGATATTCCTTGTGGCATGTAGTCATGTCAAATTGCTCGATGTCAAGAGCCTCCCACACTAAATCAGAAAGTGATTTTTCATACTTGATCATCCTAGTTTATCGTCCTTCTTCACTATCGATAACTTTGGTATGGCATCTAGAATCATTTTCTCTAATGGCCCTATTAAAAAAGACATTATATCAACACAGGCTGAATGGTTTAATTCAGATTCAGGAGAAAAAAACAATTTCTCGCCTGGTTTAATACGACGTTTAGGCATTGCAATTGCCATGAAACATAAATCTACCGATTTCTCTTCATCATCATACACATGAGCCATCGTGCACTGAAGCTTATTGTCCTTATAGATTTTCTCAACGCCCTCGCATGAAAAGATAGACTGAATCACATCTCGTAATTTTGTGTCAGGTGGAGTCATAGGGCCACCGCAGGTTCAATCATCTGTGGCCTATACTCGTCCCTCCTGTTAAAGGCTTCGTCGAGGGCAGATGCTTTAATAAATAGCCGTGAATGGCAGAGCGTTGTGGATGACTTTGGAAAAAATTTTAAACTTATATACTTTAAACTAATTGGAATAAGTAGTTCACCTAGGCTGTCTCGAATAGGTATAGGACAATCAGTCATGCTTGCGCTCCAATGTCTTCAATACTTCATCTTTAAGCAAATACCACAAGGAATGGGTAATATCAATGGGGATAAATGTCTTGTCTTTTTCTAGTTCTTTCATTCTCAACTGAAACTTTTCGCTACCAGACATCATAATGCCACCAGGACAACGCAACACTACCTCAAGTGTTTTATCGGTGGGATTGACTATTACCTTGACGGTATATCTATGGTCATCTGTATTGTCAACGTCAATAGTGATAGAGTCGTTAGGATCTCGAGGTGTCCCTCTAACAATATCACCATTCCACAATGTTACTTCAACCTCTTGTGTATCGTCAGTCATGTTTTTCCCTCCCTGAATTATCCTTAAAAAATTGGGGCATTCCTTCTGTGATATCTATTGGTTCGCTTACTTCAAAATTGTGATATGGCATCTGTACAAGCTTGTAATTATACACTCTACCATGTAGGTAAATGTCGTCATTGTCATACAATTGGATGATTAACTCTTCCATGAGTGGACAGATTTGTGCTTTTATCCTCATTCCTTTGCCTTCGTATGTGCTACAAGCTCTTTCATGGTATTCTGTAAATTTTCTAGTACCTCTTTAATCATGGGATGGTTATTTACAAGCTCAGGGTACTCATTGGCAAATTTTTTAAATTCTTGCCACTTAATCCTTTCACTTTCCCGCTTTATATTCAAGACAGCATCCGTCAGTGTCATTTTACCTTCCTTTTTATCAGAGTTGACAAAAGCTGTGATATCTACTTCTCTAATTTCTTCAGTTACTGGGAAGAGTTTCTGATTTAAAAGTTCAGAAAATTTAGCTTTAATGGCATCTTTGAAGTGGTCGGGAAGTTTTGCAAGTGCGTCTGGCTCTTCTACATCCTCAACAGCAATGGTTATCCTTACCTCTTTTACCACCTCATTAGGCATTAATGATAGTGATGCAGCAAAATAAGCATGAGTGCCCATTATTTTACGTTCCGTCAACATTTTTACCCTCCTTGGTTAACTGTGATCTCAAGAACTCTTCCAATAATATCCGTTGTTGTGGCACTACGGTACCATCTATTGTCACTCCCTTGTCTGCGTTTTCGCTTACAGACTTAGGTATACCAGAGCGATCCATGATAAGCTCTACGCACTTTACTCGTGCTGATATCTTCTCAGATTCATCATGGGCTATCTTGTATAAGAGCTGTAATAGTGACGGCACCATAGCTCGTGCCATTTCGACGAGTACGCCGATTTCTTTTGGCCTACCACTTGGGTTACCTGACTGACCTTTTTGAAATGTCATGTATCACCTTGATCCATAGTTGTTAGCAAAGTATAGACCAGATTCAGATAAAGCATATTTAAAGTAAGCTATCAAAATATGTTAGTATCAAAATTATTTTCAAAAAAGTATTGACACCCACGCGTGTGTCGTACATACTACATACATAGCTTAAACACTTTTTATAGGAGTTACTGGGATGAACATTTTTAAATTTTTTGATGAGATGGGATATACACATGTGCGTTTTAAAGGGCACTTGATTGCATGTGACCTCATAGAAACCTTTGAAAAAAGTGAAAGCTACTCAGATAACAAAGAGATAACTTCATACGATATAAATCTCGTAACTAATGGTAAATATTTTAATACCTCTTTTCATAAAGAAAAATTTTATAATGAAAACGACAGGGATGTAATGCTAAATTACTATCTAGATAAGTTGAAAACAATGAAAGAGCATATTGAGTTAGCTAATGAATTTAACGATATGATTAACCCGGTTTTAGTAAAGCTCGAAGCAAAAGAATTAGGTAAACTTTTTGATCTTTACAACAAAATAACTGGCCATGGTGAA